ACCGAAGCCGGATTCAAGCCGCTTGTATTGACCGATGAGGTAAATGGGATATTCAGCGTGCGTTTACAATCGGTAGATACCAAGAAAGCACGACTTGAAAAAATATTTGGCGAACTGAAACTTGAAACGGCTGACACAAATTTCGATAATAGCAAAAAACATGATCCGGTAACAAACCAGGAATTGGGCACAATAGTTGAATCGCAGACCGAGCAATTTACCGACTTGACATGAGCAATATTGTAAACATATCGGTCAAGGTTGTAAATGTTATAAGCATAACAATTGCCGTATCGAATACAGCAGTAGGAATATCGTTTGCGAATCTGACTTGCCAGCAAATCAATAATGGATTATCGCAAACACAGCGGGATGAACTTCAAGGAGTAAAGCCGGTAAAATCGGGTCAAACAACTATATTTTTTCCGTTTGATGATGGTACTACACAAAATGGCCGGGGTGTTGACTTTTTTACACTTGATTGTAATAATTCTTTTGGTAATACCAATAGATTCACCGATACCGCTGGTACACAGTTATATGATGGAACAGGAGGAAGTCTCAATAATATAATAATTGACCATTTAACGGGCTTGATGTGGAGACGCAACTTTCAAGGCGCGGCAGACCAAGATGTAGCAGCAGCAACAGCAGACGCAGCCACTTCGGGGGGTTTTACAGATTGGAGGTTATGCAACATAAAAGAACTAATGACCGTGCTTAATTACGCATCCTTTAATCTGATGAGTTATGCTCCATTTAATGTTACCGCAGTTGCTAATCAAAGGGTATGGACATCGACTACACGAGCACCAAATTTAGGTATTACATGGAGAACGCAAGATACTTTTATTGAACGATTTATAATAACATCGAATCTTGTATCAATGATTTGTAGAACGCATTTTTAACATGGCACATAAAGATCATAAGCAAAGTACAAAAAAGCAAGTTACAGAAGACCTTGAACAAGAGAATTTCGATTGGGGATACAATTCATTCTATTACGAAAGAGGGAGCAATACGGTTGATGTCGAAGTGATAATGAATGAGGGAGGATCAACAGCCGAGAATTCGCGAATGTTTCAAATATCGGTTCCGAATAAACTGGATGAGGCTTCTATTAATAAAGAACTATTAAAACTTGATGCCTTTATAGGCAGTAAATTAAAATAATTATGGAAACATTTATTAGTATTTTGATGTTGTGGCCGTTTTTCGTAATGGCTTTTACAGGGGCTTTGCTTCACGAAATTTGTGTCAGCCGTTTCAAGTTTCAGTTCGCCAAATATTTTTTCAAGTCGTGCTTTCTTGGTATCTACCGATTGTAAACGCACGCTGAATATCCCATTTACCTCATCGGTCAATACAAGCGGCTTGAATCCGGCTTCGGTGTTCTTGCTGTATTGGGTGACAACTACCCCATCAGCATAATAAATAACAAATATATATCCGTTTAGTGATGTTAAATCAATTACCGCTCCCACGCTATCTGTAGCTGTTATTTTCAACTCATAATCCCCACCCTGTATAAATTCGTTTGCCATTAGTTAATCTCCTCCAAAAGTATAAAGGAATCCCGTAGAATATCGGACGAAGCCGCATTACTGGTCTGCTGGGCAGCACGTGCAATAACAGTACCAGCCGTTCCTCCATTGATAATAATACCATGAATTTCAACGATGAATACCGCATCATTGGCTTCTCCGGTTGTACTATTGTAGGCACTATGGATTCCAGCAACGGAGAAGCCTACACCGGTAGATAGTTGCACCACGTAGTGCAGGCTGGTAAATCCTGCTGGCCCATTCAGGCCAGCCTTGATGCCGCCTGCTCCTACGGACATGAATAAAAGGACTTTGACGTGATAGCTTTTGTTGGCTTCAATCGATACAGACAGTCCCGTTACGTCTGCCAATGTCGTAGTGCTGACAAAACTTTGGGTGGACGCATTTAAGCTATACATGGTAGTTAAGGGCTTCCAATCTGTTCCGTCAAAGTAGTTTACTTCATCTGTGGTATTATCATAAACTATCAATCCTGAAGCAGGAGATGCAATAGCATCTTTTTGTGCAGATGTCATTCGCGGAGGAAGAAATCCTTTGGTAGTGCTTACAACATCGAGTACGGCACTCGCAGCAGGAGTTGATCCGCTAATCGCGACATTTCCGTTTTTATCAATGGTCATATTACGATTCAATGTCGAGGCATCGTTGGTATAAAATCTTAATTCTCCATCATTAATATTTGAAGAAAAACCAGCGATCTTAGCAGCCGTATAATCTATTGGTGCAGCATCCAAAAGATTAAAATTTTGGAAATTTACAGTAGCGAATTCGGCATTAGATATTGTCCCCCCGATTGTTATTGTTCTATTAATACCGCTTGTGGCTGTCTTCCTGTCCACGAGTATATTACCTCCACTTAGATGAAATTTCTCTGATGGTGTTGATTGATCTATTCCTACATTCCCGCCAGTCAATATTCTCATCCTTTCACTGCCAGCCTCCTTAAATAATAAAGTAGTGGCATAATCAATAGTAGCCGAACCATCCATAAATATTGTTCCGATTCTGTTCGTTGCAGTTACACCGATATTTGAACCATCTGTAACGGGTTGTAATGTGTTGGTTGCGAATGACCATGTTCCATCAACTATGTCGGTTCCGGTTCCTTTTGGTATTACATCCAATGTAATGGGTGTTCCGTTTCCTATTTTTTTCCATCCTCCTGGTCCCGAGAAAAAGAAATATGCAGTTAAATCGGTATCAAATACCAATAGACCGGTCGTAGGGCTAACTATAGCGAGCCTTTGCACTGTAGTTAGCCTCGGAGCTAAAAAGCCCTGAGTAGTGGATGTAAGCGTTAATAAAGCCGTTTTATCATCTGCTCCTCCTATGCTGACGGGCAAATCGAATTCAGCCGTATCCTTGATATTTACAAGGCCGTTATTTAATGCCTTTACGCTATCAATGATAATTGATCGGTAACGCTTCTCTGATTGCGGAAAAGCAAACAGGGGTAACAATAGAAATATTAGTAGTGCTTTTTTCATAATTTTAGTGTAGGCTTATCCATCCTGTTCCCGCTACAAAAACCTGTAATTTATCCAAAGTTGTATTAAACATAACCATTCCGCTCACCCCGGTTAAAGCATCCCTTTGAGTAGTTGTCATTCTCGGAAAAAGAACCGCCCCGGTTGTGCTCGATATTTCAAGTATTGCGCTTGTTGCCGGAGCTGTTGTTCCAATGCCAACATTACCAGCAGCTTCGATTGTCACCCTTGTAGCGTTACTGGTCAAAAATGATATACTGCCGACTTGTCTATTGATGAATGCTATATTGTCATTCGATGACGCTGTTGACCCAAAATACCAGAGCTGTTTATTGCCACCAAAAAGACTATGGCCCGTAATAACAGAATTTGCATTTACATCAGCAGAGGTACTTGTTACATGCATGCTGCCGCTTGCAAAACCCCCGATAACTGTTCCGGGTAAGCCACGAACATCTAATGAAGCATTCGGTGTTGCAGTTCTAATACCAATATTCCCACTTAAACCATCGAGGAAGAAAGCATTTACATTCGCATTACTCCGAATCCGGAAATTTGCATCTACACCCGTTTCATTAAATACAATATTATCGTTATTGTCTATTTTGAATCGTTCAATATTATTAGTTCTAATTATAAAGCTCCTATCGGGAGAGGTATGACCAATAAACATTGCTGTAGCATCTAATGCGATAGATGCAGAATATCCACTGCCAAGTATCCTGATCTGCCCCTCGGCTGTTGTACCGGGAGATATGTTAGCCGCTCCGCTTGAAAAGATTGAGCCGACAACCTCCAATTTTTCATCAGGATTTATTATGCCAATACCCAATCTACCCGTAGATTCATTAAATGCTGAAGTGGTTCCAAATAATATTTTCCCAAGTGTGGCACTTGCGGTACTTTGAAGGGTTAAATTTTCGCTGGCACCTGTTCCGCCTATCAGAGTTTGGCCTCCTGCCCTACCTCCCAACAAAGTCAGTGTTGACGCATCCGAAATAGTGGATAGTGTTTGTGTGCCGGTGTGATTTGTCCTGCCTAAATGGAAGGCCGAGTTATTGCCCCCTAATAAAAGAGCATCGGTGGCAGCGTCCCCAACCGTTACGGTGTTTTGTGATAGCCCAAATAAGGGCAATAATATCAATGCTAATAGTAGCTTTTTCATCTCGATCCTGTTAAGTCAATTACTAATGTGCCGGATGTGACCGTGTTTACGGTGATCACCAGCTTATAAAACTCGTTCTTTGCCCCCACAATTTCAATGAAATTGGTTGCCGTGCCGGTTGGTAGAGTAATAACAGCCCCGGAAATATCGGCAAAGTTGCTTGCGTTATTTGACTTCTGTATCTGTACTGTTGCGTCTGCTGCATCCAAAGTTGTTTGATCGATCTGAAATGATAGCCCCGCATATCGGATGAAATTGGAGGTTGTGACCGTCCCGTTCCCATCAGACATATCATAGGTCAGCCGTTGTTCTTTGAATTGCGCAAAGCAATTTATGGTCAGGAATAATGTGAGTAATGTAAGTAGTCTTTTCATGATCAATTGTTTATGATTGCAGTGTATGTTATGTTGCCTGTTCCTAATGGGGTGAATTTGAATCCAGTGGTTAATATGTCGGTTATATTCTCAAATCCTACCCCTTCCGGATCTGACAGGGTTATTTGATAGCTGGCAGTACTAAGGGGGGTGCTGAATGTAACTTGTTCTACCACTCCTTCAACCACCGCAACTGAAGCTGCCCTATAGATGTCGAGTGCCAGGCTGGTTGAATCATCTTCCAAGTTAAGTACGCCATCGACAACATCATTCAATAGGGTATTTAACTGAGCACCCGTAATTTGATTTGCCCCGTTCGTATTAAGGTTTGCGTCAATAAACGCCTTTAGTTGTGCTCTGGTCTTTGTTGCCATTTATCCAAAATCTTCATCAAAATCTTCTTGGAAGTCCCCAGAAATAATGGGGGGAAGATTTACACCTTGATCGTTGTTCATTGTTATCGCCCCAAAAGATATGAAATCTTTCACGTCCTCATCACCGACATTTATTTTATTTATCACCAAATCCTGCCCCGGTTTTAGTTTCGCGTTCGGGCCGAGATTGTTATCTGACAACAGGACAAATAATTGCTCCAGCGTCCCGAATTCTTGGGTCGCTATGTCGAAAATTGACTGGTTATCCTGTACTGTCATTTGATCCGTGTTGCATCAATGGTTGTTAATAGCTCATCTGCTTCTCCGCCTATCTCTATTTTGTTAATCCGGTAATTATCGGCTTCCAAATTCTGTTTTATCACTTGGCTCATCTCTGCCTTGCTGGTATTGCCATGCTGAAAATCCACCACTCCCACTCCGAGCGTGGGAAACTGATAGAAATGACCCGGCTTTGCTCGTAATATGTGTTCGATATGTTGTTGATCACTGTCAACTATTTTCAAGTCACCATCGACAATTTCAATATCTGGATTCATTGATATATCTCTAACATCTGCCATTATCTTGCCTCTTTACAACTGTTGCAAATGACTACTTTAGTCTTGGTTTTTCCGCATTTAGTTGGTTTAATCACATATACCCACATTCGCCACATATCCGAAACAATCGTATCCTCGCAAATATAACAAGGGCTGCAATCGGTTGGTTCCGGTATCCATCTGCTTTCTAATTTTACCGTTTCTGGCATCAGTGAGTAACTTTGGTGTCTTCGAGTTCGGTTTGTATTGTGGGTGTTAGCGTATCTGCAAACCATGTAGCTGTTATCGCCTTCAGTGCCAAGCCGCCATCGGTGGGGGCGACTACCCATGCGGAAAATGCAGCCTTTAGCGTGTTCATATCGGTTTCCAGGTTATTCAATTTCGTTATAAGATCTTTGATATTGACCAAACCATCGTTATCGCCCCCGTTAAACTGCACCAAATCGGTGTCGATCAATATCTTCTCCAGCTTGCTTGTCAAAGATACGAAGGCCATTGTACTGTTCAAAAAACTTATGCCAATAGTTGAATTTTCTTTGGGGATAAGCACCAAACCAAGTGTTTCGCTGATGACGCTTTGCAACCTCACGTTAAATCTATCGGCCTCGTCCCCTATCGGCTCAAAATCGCATACACGCTTGGTCGCGTCCACGTTCTTGGCCGTGCCGATCAGGGTAAAAATCTTATCGCCACTGACAAACATATCATGGAACTTTTTTAGTATTTCAGGAATCTCAGGCACTTATCTTGTTTTGTAGATTTATTATTTGGCGACCGCCATTGATCCCAAAGCTGGTCTCCACTTTTTTAATCAAATAGCGTCCCTGCCTTTCTGTAAATTTCAAGTCAATAAGGTCGATCCTGTCCGAGTGTTCCACGGACGGCTCCAGGAAGGTCGTGAAATCACCAAAATAGCCTTCAAATATGAATTTATCAATGCTTTGTCTCATCAGCTTCTCTATTGCCGCCTTGTCCTGTTCGGGTACTTTCCATGAGTTCACTATCTCGCCTTTTTGAGGAGTTTCTGTTATTGTAATTTCCCCGTTCTTTTTGAACCCGAACAATATGATAACCGAGTTGTCGGTTTGTTTTGATTCAAATTTGATAATCCTTTTTGTGTCGTCATCGCGTATGAACTCAAGATTCGAGTTAATGATATTGTTTTGGAATCCCAGCCTATGCACGGGATTGCTCAGGGCGAGTATTGAGTTCACCGCCCTGACTTGCAGCTTCTCGTCCGTGAAATAAATATGGAATCCGAAGTTCTTTTTCAGCACATCAAATATCCCGACTATATTTATAAAGGCGCTATTGTCGATTTGTAAATTACCTATCTTGGCTGTTGGATCGTCATACTCGATCACAAAATCAGGAAACGGAGTCAGTACAAGAAAATCAACCACATCTTTTATGGTCTTGTTGATAAATGTTTTTGAAGCGACATTCTCCTGTTTGAGCAGCCACATCCTGTCCTCGCAGCTCAACACCAGGGGGCTGTCGGGGATTACCTTCGAGATGAATCCCTTGAATTTACTTGTCAGGTTCGGCAGATAGCCCACTTTGATCTCCACCGCGTCCCCTCTTTTGAACACGTTGTCGGCCCCTGCTATAATCGTTCGCCCGTTCTTGTCCCTGAACTTGTTTGGGAATGATATTGTGGCTGTGTCGGTGAAGGTATCCCAACTGCTCTGGATGGAGAGATTGGTAACATAATTCAGTTTGAAGTTACCTATTGTTATTTCCGAAACCAGTTTTTTCACGTCTCAAGTTCATTTAATTGTATTGGAACATCAGATAACATTAATATTTGAAAGGGCTGAATACTTCGAGTACCCTGCAATTGGTTGATAGTAGAATCAGTTATGACAACTTTGTTTATTCCAAATAATTGTAAAAAATTACTTGTGATTGTTAGCGCATCAGAAACTTCGACTATTGCGATTAACTTTTTTACATCGGCTTCGGGATAAAAATTTCCAATATTTTGAATCTTATTATTTTCATCCATCTCTCCGACCACTAAACCTGTCATTGTAATAGCAAAATCCCCGTCACTGATAAATTCCTTTACAGTACCATTCCTGCCCTGCAATGCTGTTGTAACTATATTTTTTGATTGAGTTACTTCAAGTAAAACAGCTTGCAAAGTTAGAGTCTCATAAGAAATTTTTGGTTTCTTAGGATCGGTAACATCAGTAAAGTTTCCCCCCTGTATAATGACCTCATCGAATACTTGTGTGCCGAAATAACTCTTTAGTTTTGATTTCTCTATTAAACTTAAATCTGGTGGTCTAAAAAGTGCCGTCTTTATTACATCAACCCCCGCTCCTTTTAGAAGTATTTCGGGTGATTCTGCCCTCAATCCCGAACCTATTCCAAATACAAATTCTGCCATTATCGTATTGATGTTTGAGTGTCTGAAAGGGCTGTCAGTAGCGCTTCTGTGACGATCTTCTTGCTTTCGTTCATCCCTTCCTTCATGTTGGTAACATTATTATTAATGGTTTCTACCAACTTCTCAATATTGATGTTGAATACTTTCGGGGCTGCCGAGGTTATTTTAGTTATTCCTGCTTGCTTTAAGCCTCCTTTTATGGCTCCTGCTAATCCACCGGATACTCCTTTGCCCAATGCTTTTACTTCTTTGTTAATAGCTGCTATTCTTGCTTTGGCGTTTTCAATGGCTTTCTCGTCAAATACAAGTATTCTTTTAAGGTTGCCCTCCTTGTCTAATGTTGTCGTTTGTTCCAGTTTTGCCAGTTTAACTATCAGTTTTTCGCGTTCTTTTAGCAATTCTACTTGTGCTTTATTAAATATTGTTGCAAGATTTTGTTCTTGTATTTTTGCGCTCAGTATTTTTTTAGTTTCTCTTAATTCACGAATTCTACGGTCTGTGCCAGCATCAGCTCTGCCCTCTTCTAATTTCAAC